ATCTGAAGGCATACTGAGCCAAACAGGAGATTCGGATTACTCAGTTATTACTGTATTAGATGCGGAGACCTATGAAGAGTGCGCTACTTGGTCAGCTAGAATTGACCCAGATCTGTTAGCATGGGTTATTAAAACTATTGCAACTTGGTATAACCTGGCCCTGGTTGCAGTTGAAAATAACAATCATGGTTTATTAACATTAAAGTTTCTATCATCAATACATTCATACGAGAATTTGTATATAGAGAAAGCCCTTGACGAACGTGGACAAAGACAGAAAAAGAGATTAGGGTTCAATACTAATATAAAAACAAGGAAGTTAATACTCGATCTGTTGCGAAGATTGATAAGAGAAAGGCAGATAGATATCTTCTCCAAGACAACAGTTGATGAGCTTCAGACATTTGTTATTAACAAAGATGGTAAGGAGATAGCACAGCATGGTTGCCACGATGACAGGGTTATGTCTTTAGCAATTGCTGCATACATGTGTTATATGTATCCTCATGATCCATCACCTACATTCTCTTTTCCTAAATCTCAACGTACAGAGTACTATGTCAAGTCATAGTAAAGAATTCATTTAGTTGACGAGCCATATTAATTAGACGTACACTGTATCATAAATGGTTTTTTTAATTATTTTTTAGATTAAATCTATGTCATCTAAACCAGATCCAAGACTAGCCAGAGCTGGGGTTTCTGGTTATAATAAATGCAAAAAAACTCCTTCCCACAAAACAAAGTCCCACGTTGTAGTTGCAAAAGTTGGTAGTAAGATTAAAACTATTCGATTTGGAGAACAGGGTGCATCTACTGCGGGTAAACCTAAGGGTGGTGAGTCAGATAAAATGAAAGCAAAGAGAAAGTCTTTTAAAGCAAGGCATGGTAAAAATATAGCTAAGGGTAAAATGTCTGCTGCTTACTGGGCTGACAAATGTAAATGGTAATAATTACAAAGGAGTTTTTATGTCTCATGTAAAAAAAAAGAAAAGTGCTTCTGAAAGACAGGCAGAAGGTAAAGTTTTTACTAAAGGGAAAGATGGTTCTCTGGCATCTTGGGACATTCAAAGAATAAAATGGGAAGTTTTGAGAAGCGATGTTAGTGCAAGCAGAAAAGCTACCCCTGATCAAAAGAAAAAAAAGAAAAAAAAAGCTATAGTCCATAACGGTAGGTAATAATTACAAAGGAGATATTATGGGTATGTACGGATTAAAACCAAAACCTGCACCAAAGAAAAAGAAGAAGAAGAAAACAGGGAAAAAATAAGTAATGGTAGAACCAATTGCCGAAAGCAATAACTATATTACAGATGACCAAGAAGAAAAGAAGGGGCTAATCCCTGATTCTCTTGGTCTGATAGTCCAAGAGCTGTATCAACAGGGTGCAGCAGATTCAGATCGCAAAACGAAAGAAGAAATCTGGGAGTCCGGATGGCACGCTATGCGGGGCCAATTCCCAGATACAACATCCAAAGCAGTCGATGTTGCTAAAGCCCGTGGAATTTATGTGAATTTAACAAAACGTAAAGTACATGAAGCAAGAACAAAACTTTTATCGTCTACTCTCCAAGCAGGCAAAGTCCCGTTTAAACTTAGTCCATCACGCAGGCCAAGATTTGTTGCTCCTGATTTGTTGGAATCTTCCAGTCCTTATGATGAAGCTACTAATCGTGCTAAAAATTGCGAGCAAAAAATTAGAGATGTCCTTGACGAAACATTTTACGAAGATACTCTAAGCAAGTCTATTAATGAAATGACCCTTTATGGTACTGGGGTTACTAAGTCTATTGTACTAAAGAAAGTTGATTACCCACTGTATCAGACAGCAAATCGTGACCCACAGTTAGAGATCATAGAGGAAGCTGTTGAGTCTGAGATGGTTCCACATGTTGAATGGATTTCCATTTGGGATACGTTCCCATCACCTGGAGCAACAGGTAAGTCAGATATGGATTGGGTTATACAAAGAAGGTTCTTATCTGCACAAGAACTGAGGATGATGGCAATTAAGTCTAATGGTGCTATTGATCCGATGCTGGTTGAAAGCTGTATTGATACAGGAGAAGGTCAAACATCAATGGATTCAGGCGGTATAAGCCCAAGACGTTATAACTCTGGTGTTGAAGAGACCAAGAACTTTACTATATTAGAGCTATGGCATAGGGGGTTGGGTCGGGAAGACATTGAACCATACATGGATATACCTGCTAATCAAGAAGGTCAGCCAATACACATGCCTGTAGTTATTACAGTTCTAGGCTCTAAAGTTTTACGTGCAATTGAAAATCCTTTTGATGGGAGAATCCCATACGATTTCTGTTATTGGCAGGAACAAGAAGATTCCATTTGGGGTAGCGGTATATATGAAGCTATCCGAGATGATCAAGACATGATGAACTTTGTATATGGGATGATAGTTGAAGGTAAGACAATGTCTTCATTGCCTATGGCAGCACTTAATCCTAATGCATTTGATTCAACACAAGATGATTTCTATGAGATGTATCCAGGAAAAATCTGGCGACTAAAAGCAGGAGAGAGTGTTAATGACGCTTTTAAATCGGTAAGTATACCAGATGTTACTAACGGATTAGTAGATCTTCTTAAAATTATTGAAAGGAATACTGACTTAGCATCAGGACAAGTTCCTATTGGAATGGGAGCAGGAGCACAGTACCAGACTAAAACTGCTACTGGTATGCAGATATTAAACGAAAACTCTAATAAATTAACAAGTGGAGTTGTGCGGTCTTTAAATAATATGATCTCAGCAAATGTCCAAGCGATCTATCATTGGCTAATGGCAGACTCAAAGGACATGGGCATTAAAGGTGACTTCCTTTGTCTAGCAAAAAGCTATGATACTTTCATGGCAAAAGAAGTTACAATACAACAAGTGCTTCAGCTTATACAAGTAGTTGGTCAAGTACCAGAAATGCGGGGCAGATTTAATTTTGAGAAGCTAGCCGTTCCTTTAAAGGCAGGATTAGGGCTTGAGATAGATGGTCTTATTAAATCGGAAGAAGAATCTGCACAAGAAGCTGAACAACAACAGGCTCAGATGCAACAGCAACAAGCCCAAGAAATGGAGATGGAAAATGTCTCATACCAAACTAAAGCAGTAGTAGATGAAAAGAAAGCAGTAGCAGCAGATATACGAAAAGGAATTATTCAGGAAAGATTGGCTAAGATAAAAGAAGGAGCAGATATATCTACAGGAGACTTACCTGATATGCTACAACAGACTTCAATCTTATTATTAGAACTAATGGAAGAACAACAGAATGTTCAAATTCAACAGCAGCAGGAAGCAGAACAACAGCAACAACAGGCAGTTGCACAAGAGCAACAGTCTGGACAAGGAGAAGCTGGAATACCTTCTGACTCTGGAGGAAGACCCCAGATGGAAGAGCCTCTCTAATATTTTATTGGCTAGACTTAAACGGAAAGAGGGAAGACTCTCAGAGAAGCCCCTCTATGACGGAACTTCAGTAGCTAGTTTTAATGTACTCATCGGAGAGATCAAAGAAATCAAGAATGTACTTGACCTTGATCGTTTGATTCGTGAGTCGCTAACCCATAATGATGAGTAATAATATGCTAGAAGCACCTCTTAATGGAGAAATGCCAGAGCAAGAACAAGACAACTCAGTATCAAATGAAGAATTAACTGAGTTAAAAAAACAATTAGCTTCAGTTACTAAAAGCTACGAAGATATCCGACCTCACGCTGATCGTGCATATAGCGCACAGCAAAAAAAAGAGGGCGAAAATCAAGAGCTAAGAGCTAGGCTAGCGGTAATAGAACGTGAAAACGAACTTAATGCACAGGCTAAAAATAATGTAGATGAAGATGAATTGTCAGAAGATGATTTACGAGTGATCGAAGATTTCCCCGAAGTAATGAGAACTTCGGAAAGAATTGCAGAGCGTCTCGTAAGAAAACAAATGGCAGCATTTAAGTCTCAACAACAAGAAAACTTTGATGACAAGATAAGTAGATTTGTCGAAGATAAATATGACACACCAATCAATGACTTGAATCAAAAGTTTGAGTCTATGACACGGCAGTCATTTTTTGACGGGCAACTTGGGCATGGTGTTTGGCCTCAAATCGAAGATGATCGTTCTTTTATAGAATGGGTGAATAAGGATTCGATGTACAGGACAGCTATGACTCAAGGAGACAATGAAGCAAAGATACAGGTTATACGAATGTATCTTGAGCTTAATGGAAGTGGAGGGCAAATGTATGGGGGTCAAGATCCCCAGGATGTTCGCAGACAACAAGCTTCACAACTAATGGGCGGTTCACAGTCTCAGTCTGGTATGACAAATTCGACTCAAGGCTTAACAGGCGAAGCATTATTTGATGCAATAGGCGATTAAGTCTTAATTATCTTGTTCTCTTTACTTTAATTTAAAATTATAATAGAGCAAGACTATGGCAAATAACTGGGTTTCTGGTGGGAATACTCCTGCTGGCGCACATAATCGTGGTGGTACTGGGCAGGTAACTGTTGCAGGAACTATGAAATACGGGTCTCTGGATGAAACAGAGGCTATTAAAATACAAAAGAAGTTTCTAGCAATTGCAAAGAGAAACATGGTTTTCTCTCGTTTTGCACAGAAAGAAACAAAAGAACGTAACGGTGGACTTGATGTTCGTTGGAAGCGTTTTGAAAAGTTTGGACTACCCTTAGTCCCTTTGGCTGAAGGTGTAAAGCCTCCTGCCGATAGTTTGCTACAAACAATCATTAAGGTAAAATTGAACCAATACGGTTCATACGTTGCCACAACTGATGTTCTCGTAGCAGCAGCACAAGATCCAATCATTCAGCAAATTACTGAACGTCAATCAATTCAGGCTGCAGAACTGATGGATTTCCTTACATACCTACACGCACGTTCTGGTACTCAAGCAGCTTATGCTGGTGGGACTACACGAGCGACTGTTACTAAAACACTCGGTAACACAATTGGTGTTAACGCTTCATCTCAAACATCAAATACGAATCTTCTCGATACTGCAGTGCGTACACTGGAATATCAGGAGGCACGTAAGATTGCTAAACAGATGACTCCATCCCCTAAATATGCAACTGAGCCAGTGCCAGAAGCATATGTAGCAGTTTGTCATACTGATCTTCGTAAAGATATTGAAGGGCTTCCCGGATTTATTCCTTACCAGAAGTACAGTAATAACGGACAACAAATGCTACCTGGAGAAGTAGGAGCAGTAGGCGTTATTCGTTTTATTCTTACAACTCAAGCAGCACCATTCGGAAAAGATCCGGCTGGAACTGCATACAAAAACTTGAATGTTTCACTCACTCAGGGAGCTGCATATGTTGCTGGTCATACCGGACAATCTTTTGGTTCGACTGCTGGTACTGTAGCTGATACTGGTGACTATGCTGAAGCAGGTGCAACTACTTCTGTTGGTGCAGTTCATGGAGGTAATACCACAATGGTACTAACTCCTGCTGGTGCAAAGTTCCAGGTTTATCCTGTGCTTATATTTTCTGCCGAGTCCTTAGGGTGTGTAACACTCTCAGGTTATGACGCAGTTGTGCCTAAGGTTGTGATGCCACAACCAGCAGTAACTGATCCATTGGGTCAGTCTGGTTCAGTAGGTTGGAAAAGCTGGTATGCTTGTAAAATCCTGAACGAAGACTGGATCTATAGGATCGAGTGTGGATGTTCTCTCTTAAGCTAAGAGTTTGAATGCCTAAAGAGTTTCAGGGGTGGGTTCCACCTGCCCCTGTTTCTGAGCAGTTATTTGAGAGTTCTGTTATGGAGATTACATTTGATAGTCTCACTAACGAAGAACTACCAATAACTAATGCTCGATTTGATCATCGTCTTTACCCAAAGGCACTACCAGAAAGGATATCTGTTGTAATGACAGAACCTTTTACTGGCGTTAATATAAAGATCTGCGTTGGTAGAGTTAATGATGCTAAAGAAGATGAGTTATATTTAAACTGGACAGAGCTACCGGATGTTCCTTATTCCTTTGAGCAAAAACCAGAGTCTATTTTTATTCCACCAGACGAAACAAATAATATTGTTCGTCTTAGTTTCAGACTACGAGGTCAAGAGCCTCCTATATCTGGAAGAATTCTTTTCTTTATAAAACACAGGTTAATCTAATGGCAGTAGCAGGCGGAATGATCCCCACAGGGGAGTACGGATCTACACTTAATAATCCAATGTATGATTCAGGTCGGCAAAAGACAGTATCAGTACATCAGTCATTCAATCAGGATCTCTCGGTTGAAGTTGGTAAGGACATGCAAGTACCAGAAGGTTGGGGTTGCATAGTAATCGGATTTGGTGACGACCCATCAGATATGGGGCCAGTCACAGTAACACATAATGATTGGGTTCTAAGATTTCCAAGAAATTCAAGACGAGCTATCCCACCTGGTCACTTTGATATCTTAATGAACTGTGTAGAAAGACGATACATACAACCACATGAAGGAGCACCATTGACAGGTTATGATGCAAATAGATATGCCGTACAAGTATTGAAGTATCCTAAAGAATCTTCTTTGAATCAAGAACAGATTCAAGCAGACATGGCTGAAGTAGAAGTTGCATGATTGAGTTACTCGATATTAGATCACGTGTAGTAAATATACTTCAGGATAGTACTTATGTCCGATGGACAAAGACTGAATTAAATAATTATATACATGATGCTCTCTTAGATCTAATAAGAATAACTAGGTTACCTGTAGCTGATAAAAATATTGATATTAGTCCTACTTCTTTTTTAATCCCTTTACCAGTTGGGTTGATGGATGTAAGTGGTGGGTCTATTTTAGGAAGAGAATTGCCAGTTGTGACTACATCTGAAATGAAAAGACTTGCATCAGATGGTAATCTTCCTGTTGTGGTTAAAGAGGGAGAGCACTCTATCACACATATTTTTGGAAATTCAGTATGGTCATCAAGCGATGATTGGAGATCAACTGTAGGTAAAACAATGGCGTTAGTATTAGATCAAAGATCTTCAGAGACTGTACGTGTATGGCCTATACCAATAGAAGATGCAGTATTAGTATTAACTGGTACTGCAAGACCAACACGTATGAGTGACGAAGTGCCTTCTACGTACTCTGATGCCACTAATCCAAATTCTGTTCTTACCCGAAACATAGTAACTCCACTTAATGGATGGGTTACAGGGAGTAATCTTATAGATGATTCTGGACAAACCCTTACACTTAATGAAGCAGATCAAACAGTTTCATTGGGAGATATAACTTCTTCTTTAACTGGTCTTAATTTTACTACTCAATGTCCAATAGATGGCGTATGGATTGATGCTTTAACATTTGGAACTTTAGAAAGAGCTTATCTTAAAGAACATGATCTACGTAATGTAGAAAAAAGTGAATACTTTAGAAATAAAAAAATGTCTATTATTGCAGATGCAGACAGAATTGAACCATTAAACCCTGCATCAATTGCAGGTGGTGTTAACTTTAACAGATTAGTCGTAAGGAGATAATGGGTGTAGCTATTAAATTTAGAAAAGGTACTGCTGCTGAACACGCTTCATTTGCAGGATTAGCTGCAGAAGTTACTGTTCAAACAGGTACTTCAGGCAATCCTTGGAGCTTACGTGTACATGATGGTCTTGGAGGTTCTGGTCATCATGTTCCTGCAACAACAGATGTAGCAACTCTTACTAATAAAACAATAACGGATGTAGTTCTTACAGGAACAATTAAAGATAATGCAGGTAATACTCTTGGTACTATATCAAATGGTAAGCTTGTAATGTCAGCAGGTGCTATAACATTAAATGCACCTAATGTAATTGACGAAACAGGAACAGTTGCTTTAGAAACAATAATATCAAGAATTGCTAGGAAAAATCAAATGATACTAGGAGATTAATATGATTGAAAGATATAGAAGACACGCAGCTACACTTGCTGCTTCAACTAATACAACTCTACTTACAGTAACAAATGATGGGGAATCTACGCCATCAGCATCAGAAACAGTAATTATAGGTTTTTTAATCGCAAGTACACAAAACACAGCACAAACTGTAACTGTCACATTAACAGATTACTACGATGGTACTGTAAGAAAACTAGTAGATGGTATCCCATTGTTGGCAAATAGTTCAGTTGATATTTGCCCCGGTAAAATGGTTTTGATGCACGGACTAAACAATGCTTCAACACCAGTATTAACAGGTGATATTATTAAAGTTCAATCTTCTGGAACTACTGATGTTGTCCTATCAGTTGTTGAAAGGGTCTAATGGCTGGAAAAAGTCCTATATATATTGGTGAAGGAAGTGCTGAGTATACAATCACACAAGCTTTGGCTATTATTGCAGGAGCAGGTGAAGTCGCACTAGATCTATTAACAGTTGCAGATTGGGCAAAACTTACTAATGGTACTACTGTACTTGATAGGCAAACAAATGTTAATTCTAATGAATACTCTGCCAAAGAGTATGCACAAGGAAGTACTGCTGGAGTAAATGGTTCTTCTAAGCAATGGTCTCTTGGAGGTGGTGCGTCTTTTACAGAAGCTACAGCAGTTACAGGCTCAAGCTACTCTTCAAAGAAATATGCATCTAACTCAGCAACTAGTGCAGCAGCAGCTCTTGTATCAGAAGGATTAGCAGAAGCAGATAAAGTTGCAACAAATGCAGATAAAGTTGTAACAAATGCTGATGTTGTTTTAACACATGCTGATGTTGTTTTAACTCATGCTGATGTTGTACTTGCTGAAGCAGATAAAGTTCAGACTGGATTAGATAGGGTAGCAACCGCAGCCGATGTCGTTTTAACTCATGCAGACGTTGTATTAGCAGAGGCAGATAAAGTACAGACTGGGTTAGATAGAGCAGCAGCAACTGCGGATGTAGTATTAACACATGCAGACGTAGTGTTGACTCATGCAGATGTAGTGTTAGCCGAGGCAGATAAAGTTCAAACAGGTTTAGATAAAGTAGCAACGAATGCTGACGTTGTTTTAACTAATCAAGATGTAGCTTCTGTTACAGCATTGTATGACACATTTGATGATAGATACTTGGGGAGTAAATCATCTGACCCATCAGTAGATAATGATAACAATGCTTTAATTACTGGTGCTGTATATTTTAATAGTTCTGTTAATAATACTAAATTTTACAATGGTTCAACTTGGGAAGATCCAGAAGCAACAGCTACTCAAGGTGCTGCAACTGCCACATCACAAGCGGCTATAGCAACAACACGAGCTAATACTGCTACAACTCAAGCATCTACAGCTACTACACAAGCAGGAATATCTACTACTAAAGCAACAACTGCAACAGCCCAAGCCGTTATTGCAACAACACAGGCAGGGATAGCTACTACTAAAGCAGGAGAAGCTGCAACCTCTGCAACAAATGGGGCAAGTAGTGCAACAGCAGCAGCAGCATCTCAAGCGGCAGCATCTGGAGTTTCAATTGCAATGAGCATTGCATTGGGCTGATCTAACTAATATTAAATGGATAAATTATGGCAAATGTATTTTTAAAGAAAACATCAAAGTCAGTAGGTATTTCTGCCGATGCTGCTAGTTGGTGGCAAGTTGGAGCAAACACTGCAGGTGCAAGTCAATCGGGAGCTTATACTGTAACTGGTACAGGCAAAACAACTACAGTTATAGGGTTCTCAATAACAAATGTAACTGGTAGTTCAGTTGAAGTAGATGTTGCTATTGGTACTACAATGGCAGATGTAGCGTCTGATGTTTCGTTGGCCTCTAGCGTTCCCGTCCCGTCTGGGTCGGTTTTGGTTTTAGTCGGGGGAGATCAAAAACTCAACATGGTTGAGGGTGACCTTATAAAAATTAAAAGTTCAGCTAATACCTCAGTGGATGTTGTCATGTCTATACTGGAGATTACATAATGGCATACTTAGGAGTACCACAACCTAGTCGAGCGATCACAAGCGCAGACATTGCACAAGGCGCAGTGACTCTAAACGATATTAGTTTTACAGATGTGCCAGCAAACATGGACATTTCTGGGACTATTGACAAGCACACAATGCGATTAGCAGAAGGT